TACTTTAATTATCCTCTGGTTGGGGGCCGGATAATATGGGATAAGTGCAACGACGGTATGGATCAGTCAGATGCAGAGATAGCCTATAATTCTTTCAATAACCGGGTAGATATATTCCGCTTCATGTGGCGTGGGATGATGCAGGGGAAATCTATTAAAGAGGGCTGGATACAGCAGGGTAATAAAAAACTGAATGAGAAACGGATAACACCTACTCAGAAGCCTGTGGCCCTATACAAATGGATCTTACGTAAGTATTTAAAGCCTGGTGATAAACTTATTGATACCCATGTAGGAAGCGCAAGTAGCCTTGTGGCCTGTGAAGACTTTGGAATTTTATACGTGGGAACAGAAAAGGATACTTACACATATAATCTGGCGACCGACAGACTGCAGGAGCACAAAGCGCAGTATGATATTTTTGATTTTGGCGTAAAGCGGAATTGAGAAAGGAGACAGAACTTTGAAGAATTGGGTTAAATGGGTGAGTGTGGCAGTTGCCATATTGGTCGGAATTTATTTTACAAGGAATCCGTTATGTTTGTGGGCATTCTTTGTTCCGTTTTTCAGCGATTGCTTTACCTGAGCAGAAACGGAGGCAGGACAATGAAACATGATTTACATATGTTTTTACGAAAGATCATAATGTGGTGGACCGGGAAAAACTGCGGCACCTGCAAGCACTATAACGGAAGATTTGGTGATGATACCTGTTTTCTCTGTGAGCGAAGCGTAAAGGCGGTGAGATATGAACGAAAGTAGAAAATATACAATTTATGCCGTGGATTTTGACGGGACCTTATGTGAAAGCGTATGGCCGGGAATAGGTCGGCCTAATATTGCATTGATTAAGCACTTGATAAAGCGGCGCAGAGATGGTAATAAAATAATCCTCTGGACATGTCGGTACGGGAAGCGTCTGGAAGAAGCCGTTTCATGGTGTAATTCTCACGGTTTGAAATTTGACGCTGTAAATGAGAATCTGCCGGAAATGATAGAGCATTTCGGTAATGATTCACGGAAGATATTCGCTGATGTTTACATAGACGATAAGGCAATAATAAAGGACCGGTATCGCATTCCATATAAGGTGGTGCAATAGATGGAAGAAAACCAGCTAAGAAAGTACTGGTCCGCCTATACGGACGCATGGAAACTAATGAAAAATCGTCAGATGGTCAAGGAGGATCATGTGGCACAGATGATAAAGAAGCATGGGAATCCTGTCATGAGTCGGCTGTTTTGTCTGGTTGTCTGGCAGGAGATTAAGCGGATTAATTCCGGGGGTGCTCCTCTTCAGGACAAGCAGTATGAAGAATGTCTTACCGGGGCATGGAAGCTGTTTAAGCAGTACAGCGAACCGAATGATACGGAAGAATACTGGAATGGTCTTGTTGATATGATCGGTAGTATGTCCAAAGAATATGGCAATTGTAGTTTTATAAGCAATCTCCTGATCCATGTAACGCTGGAAGAACTTGAGCGGATTTGGAGAGCCGGTAAGAAAGTAGGTGGAAAATGAAATTACAGGCTACAGAACATAGCTATTATTGTAGCGAAAGTAACCATTATGTCGGCAATCAGCATGGTGAGAATTTCGGGAGATGCGAATATGATACCTGGGCAGATTTTCAAGAAGAATGGCTTGATTCGGACGGTGTAAGTATTGATATGGACTACAATCTATGTTTTCGCTATGACATCAAGCAGAGGCGCAACCTGGATACAGATGAACCAATAGATGAATTTGAGCTTTGGTTATTCTTCATGCTACAAAGAAAAGGGATTTATCGTCCGGTGTGGATAAAACATATTGAAGAAAAGGATATGCCTGGAATAAAAGGTTTTTTAGAAAAGCAATGGAACTACATACAGTATCAGTGGAATGAATTGATTGAAAAATAATGAAAGGAACCGACCTCCTGCAGGGGTAACGCTATAGCGGGTCCTTTTGAGAATATGAGAGATTTATTAATAGATTGCTTTGCCGGAGGCGGTGGGGCAAGCGTTGGGATGGAAATGGCTTTGGGCCGTCCGGTTGATATTGCTATCAATCATAATCCACAAGCCATCAGGATGCACAGAACGAATCACCCTGATACGCTTCATTTGACAGAGGATATCTTCAAGGTAGACCTGCAGAAATATGTAAAAGGCCGTCATGTAGCTTTAATGTGGGCCAGCCCAGACTGTACCAGCCATAGCAAGGCAAAAGGCGGTAAGCCGCGAGAGAAAGGGCTTAGAATTCTTCCATGGGCAGTATATAAACATGCAAAAGCAATTCTGCCTGATGTGATCCTGATGGAGAATGTTGAAGAGATCCAACAGTGGGGACCCTTGGATAATGAGGGTTATCCAATAAAGGAGCGCAAGGGAGAGGATTATCAAAGGTTTATTACAGCCATGAAGTCGCTGGGGTATGTATTTGAGAGCCGGGAACTGATAGCTGCCGATTACGGAGCACCAACCACAAGGAAAAGGTGGTACGCGGTATTCCGGAGAGATGGGAAGCCTATTGTCTGGCCGGAGCCTACGCACAATAAAAACGGTACAGATGGATTAAAGAAGTGGGAACCTATTTGGAAATACCTGGATTTAACGGATTTAGGTAAATCCATCTTTTGCAGAAAGAAGCCACTGGCAGATAAGACGATGAACCGGATCGCCAGGGGATTGGATAAATTTGTTTTTAATTGCCCGGAACCGTTTATTGTTCAGGCGAATCATGGGGGATATAACTTCCGGGGACAGAGTATACATGAGCCTATGCCCACCATAACGCAGAAGCATGGCTTTGGGACTGTGACACCTTATATTGTTCCGATAGGATACGGAGAGCGTGAGGGCCAGCTTCCACGAATAAACAGTGCGGAGGACCCTGTCAGTACGATTGTAGCCAGTGGGAATAAACATTATTTATATTCTCCCTATATCATGCAGTTGGGGCAAACAGGATTTTGTGCAGATCGTAACCGATCCGTAGAGGATCCTATGAGTACAGTGGTTACTAAGAATGAACATTGCTTTATCAGTCCTTTGTTAATTCAATATCATTCCGAAACATCAAAGTCTAATGTGAGAGGACAGTCGGTTGATGAACCTATAATGACACTAGATACCAGTAATCGTTATGGCTTGGTGGGGGGTTTCCTTACAAAATTCTATAAATCGGGAATAGGTCAGCCTTTATGTGAACCGATACATACAATCACAACCAGTCCTGGGCACTTTGGACAAGTCAGTATTCTTGCAATCAGCAAGGAAGAACTGTTGAAGAATGGTGTTGATGAAGAAACAACACAGAAATGCACCTGGGTAAGCCAGTTTATCATTAAGTACTATGGTGGTGATGTGTCTGGTGTAAGTCTGGAAGAACCACTTCATACTATTGTGACAAAAGACAGATTTGCTTTGGTTACGGTCCTTGGCAATGAGTATGTGATTCTGGATATCTTTCTAAGAATGCTTAAAGCTGAGCCAGAATTGAAACTGGGACAGGGCTTCCCGGAGGATTACATTATCGACCATGATTACGATGGAAAGAAATATCCGGTATCTGAACAGGTGGCCCGTATTGGAAACAGTGTTGTTCCCAACGTGGCTGAAGCGTTGGTTGCGGCGAATTGCTCATATCTGAAAATCGGAGAGCGAATGCCGAACATGAGGATTGATGATAGCCAGGAGCAGCTTAGATTTGCTTAAAAATTTTGAGGAGGGAAAATCATGACAGTACAGGAGTACAATAAAGAATTTTTACCTAAAATAGACCATGCAAAAGGATTTATTTGTAATTTGGAACATGCAATGCAGAAAACGAGTGATTACGAAGAAAGCATGAATCAGTTGCAATGTATTGGCTGGAACGATGAATTAATAGAAACCATTAAAATGGCATTAGAATTTTACAGGAAATCGACGCTTGACAATGAGGTGGATTTGAAAAACGACAAAAAGAATCGACCGATGTCTGCATATTTTGATTTAGAAAATATGTTATATTCTCAAAGAGAAAAGCCTGTAGAGATAAAATCAGCAATGTTGTGGGGCGGGCTGTGGGTGGTTAATAAAATGGACTGCATTGATTGGAATACTATGAGAAACATGTATGGAGAGTTCATGAGCAAGCAAATGGGTTTAAGGTAACTAAAGCTTAGAATTTAAAGATTTATTGTTCCTTGATAATTGAATATTGATAGTTGGTACATTGTACGATATACTTTAAGAAAAGTGTATCGGGAGGGTTTGCAAATGAAAACAGTTTCAGATCTGGAAAAGATGAAGAACGAGGAAATAATTCCATATGGCAATGCTTATACTTATACAATTGATTACTTTGAAGATCTTTATATTAGTAAACTCAACGGTATAGAGAGGATTCGGCAGGAATTAAAGAAATGGGATAAGCCAGCAAGGGAAATTATAATCAAAGAAGTGATATCCTCAGTAAGTAAATCCGGAATTAGGAATTTTGATCCAAATGAATTAATGGATTTAATTTAATAGTACATAAACCTGAAACCAACTATCAATATTCGGTAGTTGGTTTTTTGTTGCAAAAAAATGAAAGGAGGTTGGAGCTCCTGCAGGGCAAGTCATGACGGCTCCTTTCAAAAAAAGTGGAAAAGAAGGAATTAACCACAGAAGAGTGGAAAACAGAAAAGAAGAAAAAGAGGGCGCAGTTTAGCGCATTGCAGAATCTACCCTATGAGGTGAAAATTCGCCGGGCAGAACAGAGGGCCTATGAATTTATCGGCGAATTAGATAACCGGGGCCTGAATGCTCACGTTAGCGTAGGCGGCCTTGATAGTATAGTCTTATATATCTGGCTTAAGAGCATAGGAATTGATGTTCCTGCCGTGTCGGTATCGTCTTTAGAGGATATGAGCATACAAAGAGTTCATAAGGCGCTTGGAATCGAGAGGATAGCGCCGGGGAAAAGCAAAGTACAGGTGCTGAATGAAGTCGGCTTCCCGGTTATCTCTAAATAGCAGGACGCATTGATACCTTGCAGCACCCTACGGAGAAAAATAAAACCGTTCGCCATGCTATTATTACCGGAGAATGTGGAGCACAAGGCCATTATGCCAAGAACAGTCGCATGAGGCTGCCACAGAAGTGGCTCAATAAATTTGGCGGATATGAAAATGAGAATGAGGGTGTCAATTACCAGATGCCGGACTTCCTTGTGTCAAATAAATGCTGCATGTACATGAAAGAGCAACCTTGCGACAAGTGGGCGAGAGAACATAACAGCTGCCCATTCCTGGGACTGATGGCGAGTGAGGGCGGTCAAAGAGAAGAGGCTTTGATTGACCATGGCTGTAATTACTTTGGCAAGACCGTGATCAGGAGCGCACCGTTTGCTCCATTCCTCCGGCAGGACATTCTCACGTTGGCCTTGGAAATGGATAAATGGTATCACGAGCATATTGATGTATTTGCTACAGCGTTTCATGAGCAACCTTATGGAAAGCATTCGGACAGAAGTTCTAAGGAATATGAGCCATTGGATACTATTATCCCGGAAATTTACGGCTCAATAGTGGCTGGCGAAAAAGGAATGCTCTACACTACGGGAGCCCAGCGCACTGGATGCAGTATGTGCGGTTTCGGAATCCACATGGAAAAGCGTCCTCACAGATTTGATAAATTGAGGGAGCGGAATCCTAAAGAATGGGAATTCTGGATGTACAAATGTTGTGTTGATAAGGAAACCGGAGAAAAGTTCGGCTGGGGTCGTGTCCTTGATTACATTGAAGTGGGTTGGGAAGATTACCCGGTAGAGCAGATGAATTTGTTCGATTAAACCCGTATTTAACGGAGTATACCAGGAGGTAAATACCATGGATCAGAAAATAGAAAAAATACCGTTTATCAGGTTTTTATATGCAGATGCCGAAGGAGTGCGGAAAATTTATGATGCCGATTGGCCCGATCAGTTTATAGCATACTTTACAGGTAAAGAGGTAACGGAAATAGGCGGATTCTTTATTATGGGCTTCCCTCAACCAGTAAGGACACTGGAAGATGCGTTTAAAATCTGTAGAGGGTAATGAGTCCGGCATTACATAACCTTCCGGCCTGACTGGCAGGACCGGGGCCGGAGGGAGAAAGAGAGGAATAATGGATATTAACAAATTATTAGACGGTATTAAAAGAATCAAGATCGGTTTGATAACGGCCACTATAGATGGGGAAAGAATATTCCCATATTTGGAGGAAGCGCAGAAAGTCATAGCAAGACAGCAGTGGATTCCGGTGGCAGAACGGCTTCCGGAGAAGGTAGAATTTGCTGCTTCTACGGCAGACGGTGAATACTTCCGAAGGTTTGAGATCGCAGTGCAGACAGATACAATTGAGTACTACATAGGATATTTTGACGGATATAAATGGTTCGATAAGCGGCACCGGAGTCTTGAGGGTGATGTTGTAGCATGGAAAATTCATCGACCATACAAGCCATGTTAGGAGGCTCTATGAAAGCGTATCAGTGTAGCAAGTGCCAGGATTTACAGGATTATGATGAGCGTTGCGGGTGTAGCGTTGGGATTGATCCCAGGACCAACCACAGAGAAAAAGGAGACGCGGAACTTTGCAGAGAACACTTTAAGCTTCTGGAAGAAAAGAAGCGGTGGCATGAAAGGTTTCATTGGGAAAATTAGGATTTGGAGGTGAAGATGTATGGAAAACGAAGAGCTGTTTGTTGATGGAAAGCCTAATTTAACACACTGTCCTTTCTGCGGAAAGCTCGTAGAAATCCACGGTGGCCCGGAAGAGTGGAAACCAACAATATTTGATCCGGATAGCGGTGGCGACCCGTATTATGTAGATTGTAATTGTGGATTACACTTTTCTATCGGGTGCTGCGAGATTGATGAATTTATAAAGGCATGGAACGAAAGGCATGAACTGGTTTTGTGTGATTACTGTGCGAACCTGGGAGAAGATGTGAATATATGCTTAGGGTGTAATAACCGGTCACATTTTAAGCGAGTAAACTGAATTATAAACACTTGCCGGGCCAGTTGCGGAGAAAGGTCCGGCAAGTACGAAAAGAAAGGTACTTTTATAGCATACCCCTAAAGGAATATATTAGCACAAAAAAAGTAATATGAATCTTGAAAAATTGGTTATACAAAGCGAGATTGTGTGACGTACTGAATTAAGGTGTAAAGTTGAGTAGTAAGAATGGACATATAGCAATGCCGGCTTCGGAACAGATGCCAACCAATACACATACAGGCTTATGCCATGAACCCGAGGATGCGAAAAGTGCCCGGACCCAGGCCAGACACTTGGGTGGGATAAAAGCCCAAGTAACGAAAAGGAAGATTACTCAGGCTTATACACGAGATGGGTCACAATTATATTTCCCATAAATAAAAGAAATATTCAGAATCACTCAAAATAAAGTGTTTTATAAAGTCAAAAAAAGAGTGCCACAAAAGATTGGGGAAAAGTGGCACCCTTAAAAAGAGCTATATTCATTGTAACACTTTAATGTGCTAAATTATATTGGCTTAATCTATAAAAAAAAATTAAATATTAGGCAATAATGCATAACTTGATTTGGTGAAAATAGCCAAATATTATGAGAGGCGCAATTTATGACAAAGAAAATATATGTCATTTACAATTACGGGGAGGTGATTGTTTGGAAAAAGAAGCAGCGAAGTTATTAGTTAGAACGGCGGCACTTGAAGCTGTGAGTGAGTTTGAGAAGTCTCAGAAAAAGAATAGGAAGATCAAGGTATTCCAGAATGCAAAGAAACTTATGGAGAATTACAATCGGATATGTCAGAGCGTTCAGGAGGGTGTTTCGGAGCTGTCGGACGTGGACGACGGAGAAGAACTTGAGGAGCTATCAGCAGAGGATATTTACATAAACAGTATCATAAAAAGCAAGCTACGGAGCATTGTCATGATAGCACATATTGATAAATGCTTGAACCTTCTGGAAGAGGAGATGGACAGGAAAGAGACACCGTGGAAGTATACGCTTTTAAGTATTCTTATTTGGACGGGCAAACTCAGGAATACATTGCCGAAAGGCTTGATAATACGGATAGGACAGTAAGACGATGGATTACAGAGCTGACAGGTATCCTAAGCATTTAACCTAAAAGGGCGGAAACCTATAATTTCCGCCCATGGGTACACAATTCATGATCAGGAAGTATTGCAGAACATCATATCAAGAACGAGGGCGAAGAAGTAATGATGAGGTAGCATTACTATGAAAGAAGTGTAAAGGGTTTCCCTAACGTTTGATAATCTGTTCACTAACAATATATGTATTTTACAAAAAGGTGTGAACATGCTGTTAATTACTGTTTAATGTATTAGTGTACATTGAGAACTTAATATTGATAGTTGGTAGCTTTTGGTGTAATATAACATTATCAAAGTCAAGGGGATCTGGATATATGAATTTGGAAGCTGAAAGAATAATTATCAGAGAGTTAATCTTAAAGGATGATTCGGCATTCATAAATATGGCTTCCGATGGATCTTTAATAGATATTTTTGGAGATTGTAGTGAATGTTCAAGATGGATGAATGGCTGGATCAAAGAAGCAATTAGTATGTACAGTAAGAATGATCCGTATTGTGATTATTTAGCATACGCCATTGTAAATAAGAAGAACAATCAAATAATTGGTTCCGTTGGCTGTAGCACGTATGAAAATATTCATGAAATTGGAATTACTTATTTTATTGATAAGAATTATAGAAACTATGGATATGCAACAGAAGCAATAATAATGTTCACGAAGTATTTTCTAGATAAGTATGATGTAACCAAATTAATTGCAACAATAAGAAGTGAAAATGTAGCATCATGCAAAGCTATAGAAAAAGCAGGATATGAATTAAAAGAAACTAAAATGCATAAAGACATTAACGATACTATGGAACAGAAGTACAATTTTTACTTTTTCAACAAGAGTATGATATAAAAACAAATATGCCATATAGCTATTAACTATCAGTATTAAACTGGTAGTTTTTTTATTGCATTAAACTGATATTCCAATTAGAACCGGGGCATAGACCCCGGTAAAAAAATAGGTACAAAAGAACATACATTCGAAAAGTTTGGTAATAAACAAGCGGTAGAGTCCCCGACCAAAGTTCTTCTACCGCTTTACGCTTAAGGATATTATAAATCAATTTGTCTCCTTAAGCAACTGAAATTTATAGAAAAGGAGATTACATATTGTGAATGGACAAACTATTAAAGCACAGGTTATAAATAATATTATTGTTGCCATGGCAGGGCATGTGGCGAAAGAAGTTCTAGACATTCTTCATCAGGTGGTAATAAAGGAATTTGTTAATGTCAATATGGAGGAAATTACAACTCTTCCGGCAGAGTATCAGAATGATATGGATCAGAAAAACAAATACATTATTCAGCTGTTCATTGTTAAAAAGAAAATCAAAGATAATACAAAGGAAGCTTACCTTGGTGCGGTTAAACGTCTGATTACCCTGATTGATAAGCCATTGGATAAAATTGAGGAATCAGATATCAGTTATTATCTTTCTTGGTATGAGAAGCGAAATATTAATGTAGGAGGGAAAAAGAATCAGGCCGTGACAGTGAATAATGAAAGACGGTTCTTATCTGCTTTCTTCACTTGGATGCGGAAGGAAAAGTTAATAGGTGAAAATCCGGTGGAAGCTACTGATCCGCTGAAAACGGTTCGTAAACCAATTGATTATTTCAAGCCAGAAGAGATGGCGAAGATGAGAGATGCTTGTAAGAAACCAAGGGAGCGCGCCTTAATAGAGGTGCTACGGAGCACCGGTGCTAGAGTTGGAGAGCTGGTCGACATTACTATTGATCAGATAGATTGGAGGACTGGAGACATTGTGATTCTGGGAGAGAAGAACGACAAGTATCAGCCCATCTTCTTAGATGACGAAGCTCGATATTATTACCGGCAGTATCTTGACTCCAGGAGTGATGATAGTCTATTTATGTTTCCTCACTGTAGGGAACCTTATAAGAAACTTACAACTTCCGGGATCCGGAGTATTTTAAAAACTATTGGTAATCGGGCCAAATTGAAATGCCGGGTATACCCTCATAAAATGCGCAAGACACTGGGAATGAGTCTTAAAAATAAGGGAGTTGACATTGGAACCATTCAGGAGATTTTGAGGCATTCCAGTCCGTCAGTGACAGCTATTTATTATGCTCAGTCAACGCCAAACACATTAAGGAGTGTAAGAGAGAGGTGTGCAGGATAATGGGAAATAATACAAAAAATCAATTAAAAAATCTGGTTACCATTAATGCTGCAATCGAAGAAGCAGGGGAAGAAATCCAGATGGTACAGAAGGAAATGAATATTCATGGCCATGATAAAAAGTATGTTTCTGCTTTAAATGAGCTGAAGCAAAAGATTGTATATTTTCGGTACCAGAAAGTCAAAGTATGCATGGATTTGTATGATAAAATTGAAACCATGGAAGATGAACAAGAGAAGCGGTTGCTTAAGTACCGATATATAAGAGGTTACCGATGGGAGGTTATTGCTGATAAGATGGGATATAGTGTCAGGCAGACATACAACATACATCATAAGGCTTTGTGCAGAATTTCGATATGTTGACTCCTTTTAATTGCCTTACACATGCATAAATACTTACAGTGTAAGGCAGTGTAAAAAGCTAAAATCAATCTTCTGTTTCGGTGATATAGTCAGAGTTTATGTCAGCATTAGTTTGTAGATTTTTTAAAATTTTATTTCCTGTTTCCAGATGAGCTTTTTTTGCATGTATACGGCCTTTTATATATTTTACGCCAGTATATCCGGCATAAAGCGTTCCAATTCCTATAAATGTACCGATACTACCTTTAATTGTGCCCCTTTTTTCACCTTTTGCAAGTCCTTCTTCTGTTGCAAAATTAAATATAGTTCTTACCCCATTAAGCATATTACCATCCCCTATCTCTTTAAGAGGATTTGATATCTTAGAAGCAGAAAGATTAGAAGAATTTAAAAGCAAGCTTATTTTTTCACCGACGTCACTCAATAGAATTCTCTCCCTTCTTTTTATGCTTAAAATTATACTATGGATACAGTGGTTAGGCAAGCAGGAATAAAGATTGGTTTGCATAGAATTGCAGTAATGTTATGTGTTATGCTCCAATTTATAAAGGAGGCTTATAGCATGAATAGTTTTATTAGTTGGATTGGTGGGAAAAAGTTATTACGAAAACAGATACTTGAACAGTTCCCCGATCACGATTCTTATAAACGGTATATTGAAGTTTTCGGTGGCGCCGGCTGGTTATTGTTCTCTAAAGATAAACATGCTCCATTGGAAGTATTTAACGATGTGAATGGCGAATTAATTAATCTATATCGGGTAGTGAAGTATCATCCAGAGCCGTTGCAAAATGAACTAGAATGGCTCTTAATGTCCCGGGAGCAATTCTTTGATGAACTGAATCGGAATACCAAGGGAATGACAGACATACAACGGGCGGCCCGATTCTTTTGCCTGATTAGGGAGAGCTTTGGGACAGACTGCAGATCATTCGGCGTAAGTTCCCGGGATATACATAAGGCGGTGGATTACCTGAAAGAGGTTTCATGCCGGCTTAACAAGGTGGTAATTGAGAATCAGGATTTTGATCGGCTAATTAAAACATACGACAGGCCGGATGCGTTATTTTATTTGGATCCTCCATACTACGAAGCAGAGAAATACTACCCGGATCGGTTTAACCCAGAGGATCATGAAAGGTTGCGAAAATGTTTGGATAATTTAAAAGGACGATTTGTTTTATCATATAACGACTGCCAGCAGATACGAGAATTGTATGATGGATATACGATCATTGAGGTAGACAGAATGGACAATCTGGTGAATAAGGACAGGAGCAGGAGATATAAAGAACATATTATTAAGAATTTTAAGTAGATATCTTACTGAAGCTACCAGTGATTCTTATTTTATTTTTTTAAATGGCTTGTCGCTAATTCCAGTTAATATTTGTTTTCTTTTGATAAAATTTGTTGTATGATAAAAGAAAACAAGAGGAAAAGACCAATGGAATATGGAAGTAATGAGATTATCCCGCAGTTCAGAAGGACGATTTTTAATTATGGAATTTCAGATTTGCTTAAAGAGTATGCCGAGATAGGTATTGATACAGTTATAAATGATGGAATATTAAAAGATATTCCAATCGTAAGTACTTTTTTTGGTGTAGGGAAAACCATTGTTGCAATACGTGATAGGCATTTTATTAAGAAAACTCTTGTCTTTGCGCAACAACTCCAAAGTGGTACCGCTTCTGTGGATGATCTTGAAGAACATAGAAGATATCTTGAGGAAGATCCGAAGTTAATGGAGAAAGAATTAGAAACAATAATAATATGTATTGATAGGTATAGACGTGAATTAAAATGTAAGATATTAGCTAATTTTTATTCTGCATGTATTGCAAAAGAATTAAGCTGGGATTACTTTGAGTTATTTAAGGATATATTGGACATGTTTAATGTTTATGACATAGAGGAATTAAAACAATTATGTAAAAAAGGTTATTACGGACAGAATGATAATTATGATTCGTTAGTATTGGCTAGATTAAGTAGCTTGGGGCTGGCTCGTTACTTTAATGGAATATTTATAACAAGTGAAGGTGAAGATGATTGCGACTTTGATAGGCCAGTGATGGCTACCAGGACAAAACAAGGTAATGTTTTTTGCGAGATTGGATTTAGAAATATTTCATAGTAACATGTACACAGAGGTGTTCAATTCCTGCTCTTATTGATATAAAAAGATTCAGATAATGTGACGAATTCCATTGATAATTGTAAGCAAAAAGGATACATTAGTTGTCTTCTATAAAATCAAATAAATTACATAGATAAATTGGATCATACTGGGGTGATAAAGTTGGTTGATTTCAACGAAATAAGTAAAAGAAAATACGATGAACTGGGGTTCTTATATGAGCAAAGGTATGGTCCATATAAGCCATTTAAAGCGAGCTTAATTGTTGATTGTGACATTAATCCTTATATAAGGCAGCTTATGGATATTGCTTTTGAGACTGGGGTGGAAAAACTTCGAATTGATATAGTAGAGAAGTTTTTATTCTTTAAAATATCTAGAGAAGATTCACGCAAAATTTTGTCTATACTTCTTAGAAACAATGTAATATCTGAACAAGGAAAGTTGCTGATGAGCAATGAGGAATATTCAAAATTTATTCAAGAATTATTAAATGAATCTAAGCCCAAAATAAATGACGTGAAGAAAAAAGATATTGAGAAAGAAAAAATCATGAGCGAAGAAATTAATCAATTAGATGAAAATACAGTATATGAAACTGTGGATAATGAAGTAGAATTACTATCTCCTAAGCAGCTTTTAGTATACAGTGCTTTATTAGTTGTATCTTCACTTTTATGTGCTATGACATATAGAGTTTTTGGTTTTGCTTTTTTGATTCCTGCGTTTGTAATAATCGGGGCATCTTTGTATAAACATACAAGATGATTTATAAGTTGATTTTCTTTTTTGAGTATCAAAGGTTTAAAATAATTGTCGAATACAAATAATCTTTTTAAATTTATGTAAAAGAAAAGCCTTACATCGTCTGCAAGGCTGAATCTCTCCGGCAACCGATTGGGGCAGCCTGCCGGTGGCTGTTATAATACAAATAGCACAAGGAAAAATTCCTGTCAAGGGTTGATTTCAAAATTCTTTTGTGCTAATCTGAAAAAGCCGAGTGGGCTCTACAAGAAATACTCAAGGGTATATCTTCCGGACATTGAGAATCTATCATAATGATTTTATCTGGCAGGCCAAAGAGTTGAAAACACTTTGAAGCCTGCTTTTTGTATGCGAAAATCCGTATATTTTGGCCCAATATATTATAAAATACTTATAGACATAAATGTTTATTTATTATATACTCTTAGGCTTTCTGTATCCCCTGAGGTATACTGTATGGGATATATATTGATAAAATAAAGGTTATTGACAGATATTTTATATTGTGGTATTATCTGGAAAACGATATAAATAAAGCGTGCATGTGTTAGCCTGGTTGGCCTTGACCATATGCAATGTCCCCGTAATAGGCGGGAAAGAACCAATGACTTTGAGTCCTTGTGTTGTACGGTATTCACTCCGTATGGCACGAGGACTTTTTTATTTGCCACGTAAATCGATTTTAAGAACGTAGTCGAGAAAATGTCCATGGAAGATAATGGAAACGGTTTAAATGGCATTAGCGAACGTAAAAACGGCATTTAATTCCATGGGTTATAGAACAAATATAACTTTGCGAATAGATTTAGGATTGTGAGGTGATCAGATGCAGGGAGTTAGCGATAAATGCAACCGAGAAAGCTGCAGGTTCTGCGAGGACGGAAGATGTTCGGATCAGGAGCAGCGGAACGAATGTCTGGATCTGTTGAGCCAAATCATTCCAAGTCCAGGTGACTGGATAATATTTGCCCTGCCAGATCAGGAAATAAAAGATAGAGTATATAAACTTTTTGGACTTCAAGAATATTTACCCAGGTATTAATAAATAAAGCTCTTATATGTGTCTGTATGAAGTATATATGATACCTATAGGAGACAGAAAGGAGTTATATAAGTTATGGCTAAGACAGATGATTATACAGTAGATGGCTTTAATATAGAGCTTAATACAGATGATAGAGATACAGATGATAGAGATTATATTAATAATATTACAGCTACCATTATGGAGATATCTAATGAGTTCATAAAGAGACATAGTAATATTAATCTATGTTCTTCTCAGGGATTATCCGAGTTATTAAAAGATATAGGACGTAAGTATAAAGCAGATATTAATAATATAAAAGAATTAGATATACTATGGGATATTTATACAGTTATCTGTTGTACTTGCAGGATTAAGCCTACATTACTTAGATTCGGTATGATGATAAATGTAAATAAAGATACGTTTAATAGCTGGTTAAAAGGGGAATATGATGGCCGGGTCGCTTCTGGTCACTCCGTAACGGCACAAAAATGGAAATCTGAATGCGAGTCAAGTCTGTATGACGAGGTAATCCAAACTGGCAACATCGGCTGCATGTTCGCCCTAAAAGCCAACTATGGGTACCGTGATAACGTCCAGATCATAGCCTACGATGACAAGGCCGGAAAGCCTGAATATAGCCGGGCAGAGATAGAAGAGCGGGCCAAGACGGTGAACCTGCTGCCTGAATCGGCTGACGAACTACCCGATTAACACTTCAAATATTCTGACAATATCTAAAACCTTCCACACAAAAGATAAAATTCAATAGCATCCATGCAATGTGCACAGTGTTTCAAGGCGATTTTGTGCAGTATTCATGCCCAACAATACGTTAAACAGTTATTTAACGAATAGTTGAAAGGGTAATAGCAGAGAAACAGACCTGACTTGTGCAATGTGCTTTAAAACATGAAATTAATTTGTGCATTAATACAAGTGATATGGGCAAGCAGGGATCTGCAAGAGATAAGAGGGGCCGGAGGGGGTCTGCAGGGAAGTCGTTTAGGGGCCAGTTAGCCGTCCAAGTTCCGAAAAAAAACAAAAAGGCTTTCCGCACTAAAAGGTTGGTGTTCAGGAGATTTGAGAAAAGGAAATATATAAGCCTTATTCTAAAAAATTTTTAAAAATTTAAAAAGGCTTTTCCATGAGGATAGATAAATGTTCAATCGTAAATTATTATTCGCCAAAAGGCATAGAGGAACCTTCATGTTTGCCTTTGTAAATTTCAAGACCCAGGAATGCTATGAGTGGTATATCCAGTTCTCTTTGAAAAACCCCTGGTGGATTCCCAGGCATGATCCATATTACTTGATGAATGGGAAGTGGCCATTATCCGGCTGGTTGTTTTTCTATTTTGGCAGACATACAAGAGGAGCGGTAATCCCCTGTAAGCAAAGTGAAATCAGTGAGGGCAAAAAGCCATTGGTTGATAAAGCCGGGAACCTATATATGATTTATAACCTGCCTGATGAAGAACTTGCCAGGAAATTTAGACGAACGATTCTCCGATATAACTGTGAAGTTGGTATTGAGAAAGATGGTGATAATGTGACGGTAATTAATACTGTTCAGTCAAGAAGATGGATTTCAATTTTTCTCAAAAAACAAAAAGGTGTTTAGTGAGGTTCAGCTAATGATATTTGATATATTTGACCGGTTCGCAACAAAAGAAGATATGTTGGATTTGAATTTGCGTCTTGCAAGGTTGGAGCAAGCACAAAAGAATAAAACTCCTGAAGCAAAGGAACCAGAAGAGTCAGTAAAGCAACTTCGCCGGATTTTGGAAAACTATATTCCTGGAAGAATCTCTTATCAATCTTGTGATGGTGATGCGAAAATAGTTGGTTTGGCGTACAATTTAAATCCACATTACACTTACATCTATAAAGATGGCCGGGAATATGAGATAACAGGCCTTACCTTGAATAATCCAGAGTTTGAGGTTTTGAATTCGAATAATGTTATTCACGCATCGGATATAGTGAAGAATACTGTGGTTGAATATGTGATTGACTTAAATAACTGTACGGTTGTAAAGACGAGCGAGGGGTGATTATATGCTTGACTTGGCAATAAACCCCGGAATGAAGTTTCTACGGCTTGAAGTTGATGGGGAAGATTGATGCTTGGCTTTAAATAGCAATTTGAGTAACTACTTGGTGACTAGAGATGTTGATATTAGTTATGATGTATCGGCATCCAATTTTGTAATATTAAACTACACTCCACCAAGTGTGTCCGGGTATACTGCCGCCTTTGCAATCCCAACGTGGACTGGTGATAATAGTGTTACTTTTGTTGTCGCAACGTTGGCTGGTATAAGATTAAGAAATTTTTCTGCCAGTGCAGTTAATGGTGCAAGTGCTAGAATAACGGTCGTATATAAAAAGAATATAACAGTATAATGATCATTTTATTTAATTCGGATCGCTTTCAGATAATTAAAACGGGCATCTGCATTTATGGTTGTTGTCTGGTCCATTTGTGCAAACGGATACACGTAGGTATCACTTGATAAGTCTAAAATTGTTGTTACACATGAAGACTTTTTTGAGGCGTTTGCAAGAGTGGAACTACTGGTATTGCTTCCGATACGTATACTTAACTGTTGAAAGCGTTGTGGTTCGATTTCTCCGATATTAAGTGCAACAATATACCGTCCTTGTGGCAGTTGTATACTACCGCTAAGAACCACATCAGTTGTACTAGGGGTGCCTGACACATTTCCAGAGTATATAGTGCCTACATTCGCTAAATTGCTATTTAAGGAGATTCATAAATGAAAGATTATAAGATTTTTATAAACATAACAAAAGAGGTTTTAGATTCCGTGAAACCAGGTGATTTAGTAAAAGTCAACGATTGGAAAAAACCGTTGAAGGTAATTGCTGTCTCTGATAATTATTTTGTGATGGCAAGGAAATTGTTTGGAGAATGGGAGTATTCGGTTTGTGAAAAGAAACCTTGGGGTGGAATAAGATATAACGCAATGATTGGCGGCAAATTTCATGTAGGTACAGATGGTTGGGTATTTGGTTCTCCGACATGGATTGATTTTGATTGCGAGGGATATGACTTTGATAATTTGGAAGCGTCCCAAGCTTACATAAACTCATTTGAGTTGTCAGAGGATAACAGGGATCATTCTTTTATTTCTCCACGCAATGCCGTGCCGATAGCCAGTATTTATATTAAGTCAAACTAAACCACGGGTTCCGGCGTGCATGGGAAGCCGGATTAAATGTGGTCAATCAAGTGTACCTGGGCGTAAAGCAGCCAGTGACTGGAATATTTAAATTGGGGAGGTTGAAAAATTGAGAAATTATAAAGTAATCGGGGCAAATGAAGAAATAATGAAAACTGCATCAGAATCTTTTTTCAAGCAGTTTGTTGAGTGGATGAACAACGAAACAATTGATGATGATGAGTGGATTCCGGTATCGGAACGGCTGCCTATTACAGAGGAGTCCACGGATAAGTATAGGAGATTTTGGGTAACAGCAATGTGTCCGGATGAAGATGGTAAATTTCAATATTCGGTTCATGTAAGCCGTAGAGTAGCAAATGGTTTTGACATGGAAAAGGCTGGGTGGTTAGCTGAACCGATTGCTTGGAAACCATATTCTGAACCAGAGCCGTTCATTCCGCAAAGTTTAGATGACATTACTGATTTAATGCTTGCTCTGGCAAAGAGTTACTCTAATAATCCAGATGTGGATATGCCAGAAGATGTGCTTCGGGCCGCCGCAACGCTTGTTCAAGCTGAATTTCAGATAAAGGGTAATTGGTACATTGCTTTAATGGAAAGCATTGCACAATATTTAAGGACCATTCCGGTCAATAAAGGTTTATACAGTGTAGCGGAGGGACTTGCAGACCGTATTGTTGGTGTAGAATCGGACTCGGACGGCATTGATAATCTGAATCTTTCAGTTCATACTTATGTCTGCCTGAAGCGTGCTGGCATAAATACGGTGAGCCAGCTCCGTAATATGTACTCAGGAGATTTGAGGGAAATAACAAATCTCGGTTATCAGGATATTGATGAGATTGCAGAGAAACTGGAAAAGTATGAGTTTTGAGAAAGGTGCTTTTTATGGATAAGAAAGAATTGGCGAATCTCATTGATGGCCGGGAATATGGTTATGAACCTTTCCGGGACGTTCGGCAGGTGGCGAAAGAAGCAGGGCTGGTTATTATCAGCGGCGCATCTGATGATTTGATGGAATTCGATGGAGCGATTTATGACGAGGGCGGTTGCTTTGATGGTGGAAAAGTATTCTTTGACCAAGACGGAGTTTCCCAAGATGATTCAAAACGTGCAAATTACATTGAAGCTTTCTGGTGTGACAAGACCGCATTCGATGAAAATGGAAATATCATTGCCTGGACATATAAAACGGATATACCACATGAGACTTTTATGATTTATGAGGATGGGGTGCCTTACTGCCGGGGTATAGTGCTTAATTTGGCAGATGTGAAAAAGAGGTGAGGGATTTGGTATTTTTGAAATGGATTATTACGGTTTGGCATATTTTCATGGCATTATTTATTTGCTGGACTTCTAGAGGAATGACTTGGGAAAGGAATAAAGCTGCCGTAATAGGATTTGGCATTATGGCAATTATGTATGTTTTGGCCTTGGTACCAATATGGAGGTAAAGAAAGATGAAGAATTGGAAAGTTTTCGTAATCGTAGCGGCTGCATTGATTACAGTAATTTTGATGGGAGTGTTCGGAATTCAAAGTAGTCAAAATAAAGCAATCAATCTGGAAGAATCCATTCAGACAGCTAAGTCTGATATTAAGGTGCAGGAAAAGCGTCGTGTGGATCTGATTTATAATCTTGCCGATTGTGTGAAGCAGTATGATAAGCACGAGGCGGATACCCTAACAGCTATTGTAGAGGGCCGGGGCAGCACCGGAGATATTGAGAATGTGACAACGGCAATAACGGCAGTATCTGAAGCGTATCCGGAATTAAAGAGCAATGAGAATTATAAGCAGCTCATGACCGAACTGGCAACGACTGAAAATCTGATGGCACAGTACCGGGAAAATTATAACCGGCAGGTAGGTACATATAACCGTTATGTCAAAAGATTCCCAGCTAGAGTATATCTTGGCTGGTGCGGATATGATCGGCAGGATTACCAAAGGCTTGATTACAATGCCTCGTCAGACGCTCCCCAGAATCTCTTTGGAGAATGATTATGAAAAGGTCATGGTATTTAGGAGATTTTAACATCACATTGAGAGAAATCATAGCAAGCGTTACCATTGTTGCTGTTATGTTCCTGATTGGATTTGTGATAGCTGGAAAAATAGAAGTTCACCAAATGGACAAGAACGCTGAATATAACAAGGCGGTACATATTACGGATCCGGCCATGTTCCGTTATGGCATGGACACAAACCTCGGTAATGCATTTGTGTATGGTGATCTGCAGGCGGTTGATCCGGTGACTTTTCCTGAACTTGGTGGGGATTTTCTGTATGTGGAAAAGGTGGAAGAGCATTACGTCAAGCACACCCGTACAGTTACAAAGACCCGTACTAAGTCAAACGGAGAAACAGAAGAGTATGAGGAAGAAGAGGAGTATTCAACCTGGGACTATTACGATAGCTGGGAGAAACGTTCTCAGAAGATACGATTCTGTGGCATAGAGTTTGATTATGACAAAATCAAACGTCCAGGAAGTAGATATATAAAGACTGAACAGAGTTTTCTTTCTGACATACGCTTTGTATATTCTGGTTGCCAGACAAAGTATTCAGGAACTATCTATACCGATTTGCGAGATAATACAATGTCAGATGGATCACATTTCTATCAGAATCAGGATATTGATAAGACTATTGATCAGTTGACTTCTGGATTTGGTACAGTGATGTTCTGGATATTTTGGATTGTTTTAACCTGCGGTGCGGTATTTGGTTTCTATTATCTGGATAACAGATGGCTGGAATAAACTGAGAAAAGAGGTTCTCATGATCTTTGCATATTTGGGAATTGTCCTGTTCTTTATTACAGAATGGGTGCGATTCATAAAGGAGCGGCCGCGAGCAGCTTACAAGGGCCATGCGTTGTCCTTTGAGGCTGATAGGTCGAGGCACCCAGTATAGCTGTTGCCAAGCGAAAGATGTGTAACTTTAAAATATCTTTGAAATTTTAAATCACTAAGTGCCAACTTAAAAATTCTTTCGCAGGCCAATGGCAATGCAACCATGATGGTAAATTGCTGAAAAGTCCATCAGAGTGATCAAATTGTACTAACTCCCCATAGCAGAATGCCTGTCAGGGACCGTCACTGGCCCGTGGGGATTTGCCCGTAAACGGGCATTGACGTTTTACTATCCTTTCGCCTCATAGCTGTTTGCTGTTAATGTGGAGCGAATCCGCAGTGAGGTTTTGTTCGGAAAGTAGCTTAATTGGCAAAGCGGTGAGTGCACATAAAAACTACGAGACACAGTATGCAGGTTCGAATCCTGTCCTTCCGATTTTGCACATTGTAAATTGAATATTGATGGTTGGCGTAAGTTAGTATATTATATCTTTATAATCTTACTAATGGAGGGGTTCTATGAAGAAATATGAACTAGCTGCAAATCATGAGAATATAATTAACACAATGCGAAGCGACTGCATCGATAGGAATCACGAGCTATCTGATTTTATGGTTATGCTTGATACAATTGTCGGAAGTATTAATATTTCATTGGACTCGAAATGGGGAAGTGGAAAAACATTTTTTGTAAAGCAGATAGCGATATTATTAGATTATTTCAGAAAAAAAAATTTTGGTGAACCAATAGATGTCGAATTAGAGGAAATAATCAATCATAATTCGCACTTGAAAAATATTGTATTTGAGCATACATATATACCAATATATTACGATGCGTGGATGTATGATGATCACCCCAATCCAATCTTGTCTTTGATATATGCTATAGTGTCTGGAGGGTATGTTCAAGATGATCCGACTAAGAAGCATAATTTAATTCAAAAATTATCAGTTGTAGCTTCTGCTGTTGCGGCATTAAAAGGAATTAACATTGATATTGAAAAATTGTTATCACCTCATACATCATGCTTAGAAAATATTGGTTCAGCTGAAGAAATAAAGATTGCTTTGAATAATATCTTTGATGATCTTATAACAGAAAAGGCCGATAAATTAGTTGTTATTATAGATGAACTTGATAGGTGTAAACCAGATTATGCAGTTGGTTTACTTGAAAAGATAAAGCATTACATTAACGATGACAGAGTAATTTTTATCTTTTCAACAAATAAAAGTCAATTAATTCACACTATTAAAAAGTTTTATGGACAAGATTTTAATGCGTCATTATATTTAAACCGTTTTTTTGATTTTCAATTTTCTCTTTGCAAGATTAACACTATAAGATATCTTGATTTTATTGATAATGGAATAAATATTATGGAATGGAAACAAAAGATAGCATGTGATATAGGGAAATATTTTGATTTTTCTTTACGAGAGTATAATGTTTATTTTTCTAAGTTGAAAAATCTTGGAGATGCTAATATTGAATATTCAGAAACGGGTTATTTATATCAAGTGTTTATGCCGCTCATTTGGGCTCTCAGTATAGTCGATGTAGAAAAGGAACATCGTTTTTTGACTGGAGAAATGCAATTTGAAATAATGGAAATAATATCTAATGCACCTGTGTTAAATAGGTATGCTATGGGGTTTATTTCTAATGGAAACGATAGCGAAAAGGCTGCTGGTATAAGAAATTTATATTTTTATATGTTTGGTTCACAAACAACAGAAAGTTTTTCTACAGATAAAATTCAAATTTTGGCAAGTGATCGTGATGATTTTTTTAGAAAACTTGCAATTCTGTAGGAAAAAAGCCAACCATCAATATTCGGTGGTTGGTTTTTTATTGCAAAAATGAGGAGGTTGGAATGAATATGGAAAAGAGTCAACCAGTTGTAATATATCGTTGCCGCCAGTGCGGAATTGAATTTGAAAGAGAAGGGATCCATACCGGAAATTGCAGAGTAAATGGTGTAGATGTTCCGGTTGGGCCAGTTAATGTATATCACCGTTGTGGTGATGGCATATTTGGCCTGGGCGATTTGATCGGAGGATATGAGGTGAAAAATGAGCATTAGCAGGGTAATTGAAGCAATAGAACATGATGCATTCAGCCGTGTCATGAATCCACCGGAAGAGGGGTTTGACGGGCAAGCGGATATAAAGGTATTTTCAGATGGAAAATGGGTTGTATGTCCTTACTGTAGAAAGAAGCAATTGAAAATTAATTCTAATACAAAGGTTGAAAAAATGCCGTATATATGTAAGAATAATAAGTGTAAGCGAGAATTTATTATAAACGTTTGATTATAAAGTGAGCCTTATGAGCCATCAAACTTTCAGGAATGAAAGGTGGGTGGCTTTTTCTATTATGGATTTCCATGAACACAGGGAAATAATCAAAAAATTAAAGCGGCAGATTGGAACGCCGCCGTCTTACGATATTCTAAACATTCTTCTGTCAGAACTCCAATATACAATGCAGGATAATCCGGATTTGCCTGTTGAGGACCGAGATTTCATCATGACCTATTCCGGGTTCATTAAGAAATGGGCCGTCACAAGGTTTGTCCAGACCATGGATATACGCTGGGATGATCTGTACTGGAAGACTTTACATTTTGAGGCTCCTTTCCTTTTTGAATCATTTTTGATTTACATGGAGAAAGACCGGAAGCCAGATAAGCGCTTCTATTTACCGCGGCGAAACACCTTGAAGGTAGTTGCTGATGACCTTCAGGATCTGGAAGATAACAAACTTGACTTTTATGGCTTGTCGATGCCCTCCCGAGTGGGTAAAAGTACAATATGTATTTTTTTCATGGCATGGATTATTGGTAAGCGCCCTAACAGTCATAATGCAATGGGTGGCCACTCTGGAAAGTTGGCAAAAGGCTTTTATGGTGAAGCCTTGAATCTCATAAATACAAAAGAATATACCTTTGCGGAAATATTTCCGGATTCTAAGTTACAGAAAACGAGTGCGGAGGACTTTGAAGTAAATCTAGGGGAACCGGATCGCTTTGCAAGTCTTACGTGTCGTGGTATTGATGGAACATGGACTGGAGCTGTTGATATATCTGCAGATGGTTACCTATACGTAGATGACCTTATTCGTGATCGTGAGCACTCCTTAAATCCAATCCGTATGGAAAATACCTATCAGGAATATCTAAATAAGATGGTTGACCGTAAGAACGACGGCGCCAGGGAACTAATGGTGGGAACCCGTTGGAATACAATTGACCCTTTGGGCAAGATAGAAAAAGAGAATGCTCATAATCCACGGTTCCGATTCCGGAAGATACCGGCACTAAATGAAAAAGATGAATCAAATTTCCAATATGAGATAAAGGGTTTTTCAACAAAGTATTATCTTGATATGAAAGATAGGCTGGATAAAAATGAATGGATGGCTAAATACCAGCAAAAACCATTTATTCGAGAGGGGCTGTTATTTCCAGAAGATGAACTTAGGTTCTTTTATGGAATATTACCGGAGAGCGGATTTGTTCGTGTGGTTACAGCTTGTGACGTAGCCTGGGGCGGTGGTGACGCTTTATCCATGCCGATTGGATTTGAGTATGAAAATGGAGATGTCTATTTACCAGACTGGGTATTTAACAAGGGAGTAAAGGAAGTCACAATACCTGTTGTTGAGGGAAAAATTGTTGGAAATAAAATCCAACAGATAAATTTTGAAGCAAACAACGGTGGTGAAATGTATGCAAAATATGTAAATGATGATTTGATTCGTCAGGGGTATAAATGTTCAATCACTTCCACGAAGGCGCCAAATAAGATGGCTAAAATGGCAAAAATCATTCAGTATTCCGGTGATATTAAGCGAAGATATATTTTCTTGGCACCGAACCATTTCATTAAAGAGGCAGCGAAGAATGACCCTCCTGGAATTCATAGATACATGCGAGATCAGGAATATGAAGACGCCATGGAAGAACTCACTACATTTGTTCAAATTGGTGACAATCCACACGATGACAGCCCCGATA